CATCCGGAATCAGCGATTCGTCTGCAATCTGCACGCTCGGCGGATTGAGCGCGATCTTGATGCGGAAGTAGGGCGTATCGATCTTGTCGCGCTGCGCCAGCGTGAGGCCATCGAGCAGGTACTTGCGGATGCGCTCTGCTCGGTTCTCAAGCGCCTTCGCGCGCTCGGTCATGGCCTTGGCTGCTTCCTTGATCTGCGCTGCTGTCGCCTCCAGGTTGCGAGCGACGAACGCCGTGTTCATGCATTTGGTTTCCAGATCGCCGCTGATGGCTTCGAGCGTGTCAGCCAGCGTCGTTTCGTCCAGATCCAGGTCTTCGAGCTTTGCCGCATCTGCGCGGTACTCGCTCGCGATTTCGAAGAGATTGCTCACTACCGGCTCCTTGTTGTCATCGCCAGAGATAAAGCATCTGGCGTATCGGTTCTAGCATATTGCCACGAAATAAAGCTTGCGGCGTATTAGTCACGCATAAAATTTCGCTATGATTTCGTTCGTGCGATTACGATTCGGGATCTCGCGCAGATCGAGGATCAGGCGCAGGGCGTCGCGTCTCATGGTCGCCTCTGCAATGTCGATCTCTGCGATGCGGATCTGCTCGCGGATGTGCGAAAGCGGTACGATGATGACGGGCAGGGTGTTGTCTAACTGGCTCATGATTGCTCTCCGGTTGCTTTGGCGATTGCGGCGCGCGCCTTTTCTTTGAACTCGTATCCGTACACGTCCGACACGAGCGTGTCGCCGATCACAAAAACCTCTTGCAGCGCTGCCAGCAACTCAGGCGCGGCGGCGATCAGGTTGGCGTTGGCTATTTGCTCTTCGCCCTTACCGAGGTACAGGGTCGCAATCTCCGTGTCGAAACGATCTTCTCGGTTGCGTCCGACGTAACGAACTTCGCAGTCGTGGTGCTTTCCGGTGTAGAACCACGGTCCCGGCGTGTGTTTCGTGCTCATTTCTTGATTCCTCTCCATTCGAACCCGCCTGCGTGCTCTGCTGCATCGCTCGGCGTCTCACGCAGCACATTTGCTGCGCCCGGTGTGTTAGACGACATGCCCCAAAACGTCCCGTTCCAGTAGCTGTACCACCGCACTATCTTTCCGTTCGCCTTCACGCGGACTTCGTACACGCCGATGTGAACGGGCCTAATTTGCCTCTCAAACCAATCACTCATCGCCTCCATGCTGTTCCCCTTGGTGCGCCGCTAGAGCGTGCTAGCGGCGCGTTGTTGTTGCCTAGAAAGGAATTTCATCGTCGATCGATTCGGCCGGTGCCGCCTGGCGCTGCTGCTGGCGTGCGGGCTTCTGCTGCGTCTGCGATGCACCGTCACCGCGGCCGCCAAGCATCTGCATTTGGTCGGCAACGATCTCAGTCGAGTACTTCTCGACGCCTTCCTTGTCCGTCCATTTGCGCGTGCGGATCTTTCCTTCGATATAGACCGCCGAACCTTTCTTCAGATATTGCGTGACGATCTCAGCGAGCTTTCCGAAGAAGGCGATGCGATGCCATTCGGTCGTTTCCTTCCATTCGCCGCTTGCCTTGTCCTTGTACTTGTCGGTCGTGGCGATGCGGATATTTGCGACTGCATCGCCGCTCGGCAGATACTTCGCCTCGGGGTCGGCGCCGAGATTGCCGATTAGGTGGACCTTGTTCAGTGATGCCATATCAATGTTCCTTGTGTTCTTGACGATGCAGGCGCGTATGAGCCGATCTCGTCATCAGTTGAAGATTTTCAGGGTCGTTGTTGTGCTTATCGCCGTCGATGTGGTGAACAACTTCGTTCGGCATCAATGGACGCCCAATAATCGACTCCATCGTTACTACGTGAACTGATCGTCCTTTGTGCGGCCCTCGCGTGTACTCGACGTACCCGCCCGTTTTCTCACTCACGCCTTTTGCTGTTTCCTCTCCGCGGCGCCTTGCGGATTTGGAGATGTTTGCGCGCCAATCTGCAGTAAAGACTCGCTTTTTCCCCTTCAGGTGGGTGCCAAGCTTGTGTGATGCGGCAACCTGTCCTTCTCGGACGGTTCGCATCGGAACCCCGGAGTCGATGAGGAGTTTTCTGGTCGCGGAGTAGTTCATCCCGACGATCGAGGCGATGTCCTTGATGCTTTTGCGCTCATCGACGTAGAGCCGTATCAATAACTCCGGGCTGACTGATGCCATTTCGCGTCCTTATGCGGGGGTGGGTTCAGAGAGAGCGGCCTTGCGCTCGTCGTATTTCTTCTGGAGTCGCGCCTTCTGCTCCTGCGTTGCACGCTTCCATGCGCCGCCGAAAATGCCCTTGAGCGATTCCAGATCGTCGGCGTCGTTCAGCGCCGTCAAGCAGTCGACGAGCTCGCTTTCCGGCATGGCGGGCGGTGCGCTGCGCGTTGCGACTTCATGCGTCGTCGCGTCGGCGTCGTTGTCGCCTTCGGTCGGGATCGCGAACGCTTGGAAAGCGGCATACTTGTATGCGGCGCTCATGGCCTTGTTGCTGCTCTTGTCGCCCGAATCCATCGCTTCGCCGACAGTCGCGACCGTGTGCTTGCTGCCGTCTACTGCGCTCACGAAGTCAAATTCAACGTGGACGACGGTGTAAAAGAGCGTCGTTCCCTTCGCGTTGGTTTTCTCGGTCACTTCCCGGCTGATGACGCGGGGCAGAACACAGAGTTCATGTCGGGCGAGCAGGGGCGACAGGACGTTGTAGACGTCATCGATGCCGCGGAAGTTGTAGCCCTGCTGCTGGTTGCGGTTGTTCTTTGCGATGCCTTCGTGCGACAGATCAAAGATCACACGGCAGATCGCCGAATACACGTGGGGTGCTTGGTTGCTCATGCTCGTTCTCCAATTCGTAGAGCTGCTGTTCGTCGTGTTCGATTTGCTGCTGGCCGTTGTCGTCGCTCATTGCCACCCCGGCTGTGTAGCCCATAGGAACCAAGCGAGCAGGGCGGCGAAGAAAACCCAATCAAGCGCGGCCCGCATGGCTTATCTCGTCGATTTCATCGCGCAGTACGCGCGCACGGTTCACAAGGAGGGAGAGCCAGCCATCGGCGGCGGCTTCAGGAAACATCGATGAAAAGCGACGCCATTCGAGATCGAAATTCATCAGAAGGGCGTACATGTCCGGCACCTTCTCCGCGATCTGCACCTGACGATGGAGTTCGATCAGTTCGGCGACAGGGCAAAGGTGCTCGTCGCCGGCCTTGCGCAGTTCCTGCATGAATACTGACTTAGGAATCGAAGCAGCCAGTGTATCCATTGCGGACAAATTTTTACGCGCAACAGGAGCTTGTTGCGGGCGGAAGGCTTCGATACTGCGTAATAAGCCGTTGCGGGCCAAGGTTTGCGGTTTCATTTCGATGTTTCCTTCTGGTTTGTTGTTGTGTGTGCTGCTGAGAAACATAATACCTGCGCTGTATTAGATAGGCAAGCGGGAAATCCATCTTTTTTGTGTGCTGCCTAACTATGTCGGCAGAACTCGCCGTGGAACTGTTCGCGGGCGGCCATGATTGCGGACGCTGCCTCTTCTATGGTCTCGAATTGGCCGAGGGATTTGCGTTTTCCCGCAACAGAAATGCGCGCGTTCCATTTGCCGTAGACCTTACAAACGCCCTTGACGCCGCTTGTGTTGTCCCGGTGTAGCTTTTGGTTGTATTGGTTCTGATGGTTGTCAGCCAGCCGTAGGTTACAGATTCGGTTGTCGGTCGGTATGCCATTGATGTGGTCGACCTGCGCTGCCGGATGCTCGCCGTACATTAGAAGCCATGCGAGCCTATGCGCCGGATATGGGAACCCATCTATCCGTATCTGGATATATCCGTTCGATCCCCGCGTCCCCGCTTTTTGACCCACCTTAATCGCCTGTCTTGGCCTAGACCAAGTGAACATGCCGCTCTCCGGGTCGTAAGCCAGTAAGCTTGCGACATACTCGCGAGAAAGTGTTTTTCGCTTAGACATGTTTGTTGTCCTCTTCTTTTGGAATCCAGCCGCGCCGGGAAAACGCCGGTCGTAACTTCTCGTGCGTCGCCTGGCGCAGCTCTGCAATCGCCGGCCCGATCTTCGCCGCCGCGTTATATGCCGTGCTTCGGCTGACTCCGCATTCGTCCGCGATCTCTTGCGCAGAAGGGCAGTAGTGCGCGCCGTAGACGAACTCGCGCATCAGCATCAGGCGAATGACAGCCCGATTGCGCACGATGCCGGCAAACAGGTGTTCGAGTCGACCGATCGCCGCGTGTCGCTCTCCGTTCTCGCCGCCGAATTCCGCGTCCAGGAGCGCTCGTTGATCTAGGTTGGTATGCGACTCGATCACATCGAGAATGCGCCGTGCCTGAGCCCGTTTCTCGCTCGCGGATAGGATCATGCCGCCTTCCTTGCCGACGAACTCGCCGATCTTGCCGATCTTCACGCCGGCCGTTGCCCGCCACGTGTACGCGAAAGACAGTGCGCTCTCCATTGATCCAAAGAGCGCCATTCTTCGCACCGCTTCGTCATCGGCCGTAGACGAGCGCAGAGTAAGTCCGATTCTCCGAAACTGATCTTCCCGATCTGATAAACGCAGCCCTTGCATGTTCGTTCCTCGCGCGCTATTAGAATTTTTAGTGGGTCGCCGTACTCATGCTGGCGTAATGGTTTGGTCATTCAGGCTGCTTGCTTATCAAGCCAGACACAAACGATACGGCGAGGCAAAAAATAGCCAAGTATCGAGCGTGGCTGTCGTCCAGTTTTGGCGCGAGGATGACCACCGAGCACAGGCACATCAACTGATGAAATTTCACGCTTCCTCCTTATGCTCACGTTTCGGCGGATTCCATACTTTCGCCATGACGCCAAAGAACAGCCACCAGTACAGGGCGGGACTCATGCTGCTGGCTCCGTCAGGCCACGCCAAGCGTGCAGCAGATCGGATATGGCGGACACAAATGGGCAATCTTCAGCTTCCCATGCGGTGTCGCACGTGGAAAACCATTTCCCATCCTCGTACCGCTGATAGGGCGGGTTATAGGACTCTCCTTGACACAAAAGAGTCTGGTAGACGCCATCACGAACCGGCTTGATGCTCATTGGGAACCATTCAGTCTTCGTCATGCCGCCTCCATCTGGTTAGCCGTCAGTCGCGCCCTGCAAGCGTCTTGCATCGCCCTGAGCGTTTCCATCGCTCGGAACACTGGCGGCGTTTCCTCGCGGATGCTGAGCCACAAGGCGCCCAATCTGTCGCGCCGGCCGTTGCATTTCACCTTGCCGCTGGTTTCAAGTCGCGATAGTGCCTGGCGCACCTTCTGAGCCGTAATGTCGATGCTGTCGGCGATCTGCTGAACAGTCGCGCCCTCGGTCTGCGTGCTGAGGTAATCGCTGATGCGGGCTGGAATCATGCTGCCTCCGCGTCTAGGCCGCCAACGTCGCGCGATTGGCGACGGTGCGATTCCCAATCAAACTTCACGCTTACGCCAGATTCGCTCAGGCGGTCCATGAAGCGCTCGCCGAGATACGCCTTCAGGCTCGGTACGTCGAGGTTCGTCAGCAGGATGGTGGGCTTGCAATTGAGCCTGCGCGCCTCTAGCAGCTCGTGCAGCGTGCGGATCTCGTCGTCAGTGCCGCGCTGCAATCCGATCTCGTCGAGGATCATCAAATCGATCGACTCGAACTGGCGAAGCATCTGTTCTTCGGTAAGCTCGGAGTTGCGCGACCATGTTCCGCGAATCTTGGTAAACAAGCGTGCGGTGGACGTAAAGTAGACGGTGTGACCGCGTGCCATCAGGTAGTTAGCAGCCGCGCATGCAAGGTGAGATTTACCGGTACCAACTTTGCCGATGCCGACTAGGACGGTGCCGCGCTTCAGGTGATGGTCAAAGTTTTGCGCGAAGGTATAGAAACGGTTACGTGCGCGCAGTTGTTCGCTTGTCGGGAACTCGTAATTGTCAAACGTGCGATCGCGGAACAGAGCAGGGATACCAGCTTGCTCCAGACGCGCTTCGATCTTCGCCTGACGCTCTGCGTGCTCCTTCTCTGCTTTAGCGGCGGCCTCGCGGTCTGCGTCTTCCTTGCAGCAGGCGGGGCATTGGTCGACCCTGATTGTGTAGACGCGCGTCGCTATCGACTTGATATGGAACTGGCCGTGCTTCTCGCACATGCCGAATTCGGCGGGAGCGTTCATTTGCGCCTCTGCAGGAAGATTGCGAGCGCAATGTAAGCGATGGTGATGGACAGGAAGATTGCGCCGCCAACCGCAATCTCAGCGGCGATCGACCCGAGCTTGAACCAGAATCCGTCAGCGATGCAGTTCATTTTGCGATCACCCCTTCGGTCCATGCGGCCACTAAATCATTCATACCGGTTCCTTGTTTGTTTTTGTACAACACTTCTGGTTAGAAGAAACTCTCGCTGTAGTCCATGTCAGAAAGCGATTTTGTTTTAGTAGATGATACACCAGATGTTTTAGAGTTGGGCGGAAAAATACCCTGATATCCGTTCGCAATCGAGTGATTGATTGCCGCCTTCAGATCGACCCCTTGCGCGCGGTAGGTTGCGAGCTGCTCGATTGTCTTCAGTGCGCTGCTCGGCGTCATCGGCTTTTTCTTCTCCCTGCGATGCTGCTCCCATTCGGCCCATAACTCAGGATCGAGCCATTCAGGTAAGGAGGGGCGCGCAGCGACCTTTTCAGTCTTTACTGCCTTTCTCGGTTCTTGCTTAGAATCAGTACTTACTAGTGGTTGATTACCCAAATCTGGGTTTCCCTGATCTGGATTACCCAAATCTGGGTTTCCTGAATTTGGGTCGGAGGGGGTCGCGCGCTCGCGAACAAGGTAGTCGAGCGTCCCGTCTGCGTGCTTCTTGCGTCTCAGATAGCCGACATTCAAGAGTTCGTTGATGATCGCGTAAACGGCCGTTTTACCGGACTGGCGCTGTCCTGCGCCTGCCGTGCAGTTGATCAGTGCCTCAATGCTGACGCGCCAATGATCGGGCTTGCCAAGCAGGAAGATGAGCATCCCGCGAGCGGCCCACGACAGGCGCTCGTCTTCACTGATCCGCTTGTCGAGAATGTAGAAGTTGCTGTCCGGGCGCGGCTCTCGGATGATCATGCTGCGTTCCTCTTGAGGACGGAAAACGACTTCTTGCCCTTGGTGCTGTTGCAGGGGCGGCAAAGCGTCTGCAGGTTTTCAAGCGTCGTCGGGCCGCCGTCGCGCTCGGAAATGATATGGTCGCAGCAGAGATCGACGTGCGAGCTGCACATGACGCACCGGTACGCATCACGCTCGAAAACAGCCTTCGCAAGGGTTCGGCTGATTTTCGCCTTCTGGTAGACGTCCCCCCGGCTTCTTGAGCGGATGGCGCCGGAGGCGTACATCTGTTCATCGATTCGGCGCATCATTTCACCGCCATTCCCGTCGCCCCACTCGCGCATAAACGGTGCGGCTTCTTCGATGGCCTTTTTGATTCGCCGATCAAACTTGGCGCCCGCTGCCTTCGCCGCCTTCTCGTGGGCGCGCGCCGCGGCCTTCTGCTCCGGCGTCATCCACCATTCGTAGTCGATGTCCAAGATGCTGTTCACGCTCACTCCTTGCCAGTGCCAACGACGCGCGCCGGCAGATCGCGCAGACGCAGCAGGTCGACGATCTGCATACCGTCGCCAGCCGTGATCTCGTCGCTTGCCATAGCGAGCTTCACTGCGCGGTCAGGCGTCACCGGACGGGCGTAATTCTTGATGTGATACCAAGAGCACAGGCTCATGCCGAGCTTCTCGCGCACCTGGTCGACGATCTTGCGGCCGTGCTTTTGATGGAACTCGTTTGCATCCATTTGTCGGCTCCTTTCGCCTGTTTGTCTAAGGCTTCCATTGTATTATAAGGCGCCTCAAGTATCCAGTATTTGTAGGCGTAAAACGCTGTAAGTTAGTGAAAACTCTAGTTTTTTGCTTAGTTCACGCTTGCATTCAGACGCCTTATGTCGCAATATTCAGTTACACGATAAAAGCAGGACGGCGAGGGGAATACGACCGTACCGGTGAAAAGCGCATGAGGTGCGCACGACGGGGCCAACCCGCGACTAAAACACAGGAACCGAAGATGACCGTAGAAACAATCGAGCGCATTCGTCAGCGAAACTTCCTTTGGCTTTTTGAGCAATTCAAGGAAGAGTTTCGCAAGGATTGGCCGAATGAGCCTGATCGGGGGATGCTGCGCCGTTTTGCTGACAGGCTCGGCATGGATCAGATCTACGTGTCGCAGATCAAGAACGGCGGGAAGAAGGAAGAGGGCGGCAACGGTCGGATCATCGGCCCGCAGCTCGCGCGCAGGATAGAAAGCGCGCTGAACCTCGCAGAAGGCTGGATGGATACAAACCATCAGGCGCCCGCAGAAGTCCAGGACGAAGGGCTGGCAGACGTTCTAAACACTGTCCGCGGCCTCTACGAACATTCCCCCGAAGCGACTCGCGCAGCACTGATGAAGGTGATCGGCGCTATCGTCACAGGAAAGCCGATAGAGTCAGTTGTCGAGAAAGCGCACTCAAAATAGGCCGCTCGCAAACGGTTGACAGCGGGGCCGACAAAAATATTACAGAAATAACAACTTAGGTCTGAGCAAAGTAATTTTGACTTCTAATACTGCCAAAATGCAACAAAGCGATACAAAAACCTGTTGCTTACCCATATGATAAGCCTTATTGTTCAGGGGTCGCTTAGTTGAAAGCGCGTCCCCTACAAAAGAGAAAGGCGGGTAATTATGACCGGTGCGCAAGCTGTCGCAGCAAATTGTGCTAACCCTATGCCGGTGCTCGATGGCGAGTTATCGCCTCATGCCTGGAGTGACCAAGAATTCATCAACGCGGCCTGCGCCGCCATCCCCGTTCACATGCGTCAGGAGGCGATTGCGGCCCTTCTGTCGATCGTTGGGCGAACGCACTAATACACGCGAAGTTTTGGTTGACACAACTTGGACTGTTTTGATATGATTGTGTCACCGTGGGATTCATGCGTTCCCGGTTCCTTCTGCTGCAAAGCAGTTTCCGCTCCCCGGAAGGGTTGAGCGGCTTTTTACACGCAGGCCGTCGCTAGAGAAATCAGCGGCGGCTTTTTCGTTTTCGCCTAGCGGCTCCCCACCGCTTGACCAGCCGGGAAAGTAGCGGCACAAACAAAAAAGCCCGCATCGCGCGGGCCTTAGTCACTCATTATCCGGATCTTCCTCCGGTTCTTCGTCATCCTCGCCATCTGTCTCGTTGTAGTAGGCGTCAGCCTCCTGATCGAGCCAGAAATCGTGGCTGAACTTAAACCGCGCGTTCACTGCGAGCCTCCAGTGCGTCAGAGAGGATTTGCAGCATGGCGCGCGCTTCGCCGATTGCGCATGCGCTCTCGATGGTGATGTGACCGGACTGCACCAGCTCGCGCAGCTTGCCGATCGTCTCGGCTGCTTGCTTCAGGACGTAATTTTCGTAGTGGCTCATGGTTGGTCTCCGCGTTTGCGTTCAGATATAATACTTCGCAAGTATTAGAACATCAAGTTTTGTTTGCAAACTGTCGACGCCGTGGATGCTTTGCGCGTTCGCACGCCCACATTTAATACATTCGCAGACTTATAGGAGCCGCCATGTCTCTCGTCTCGCTTGTCGTTGTCGCGCTTGTGTTGCTGCTGTCTACGCTTGGCGTGCTGGCTGTTGCGATGCTCGCAATGGACTTCGCGGAGGACGCTGAAGAAATGGCGCTATGCCTGGATCAAGAGGGCGCGCACGGGGCGCTACTGGGCAGCGTAGAGAGCGAGAAGCATCGACTGATTACTGGCGCGATGAAGGCTGATCGCGAGGCGGCACTAAAGCGTATAGGGGGCGATGCTTGATCGATGCAACTCTTAAGACATGGGCGACGCCGCGGCAACTCGAATTCATCAACGCGATCGAGCAGTTTGGTTCTGAGCGAAAAGCGGCGTCCGCACTTGGCCTGAGTCACGGCACGATCAGTAATGCGCTGGCATCGCTCAAGAAGCGCGCGGCGCGCTCGGGCTATAGCCCCGAACACGATATGACTCGCACTGTTCCTGATGGCTACATGGTCAAGGGCGTGTCGACGTATTACGACGAGGACGGTAAGCCGCGCGGCCAGTGGGTGAAATCATCCGTCGACGCTGACCGCCAAGAAGCGATCATGCGCGAGGCTTTCGCTGCGATGGCGAAAGAACTGCCGCGCGTCAAGCCGATGGCAAAGCCGACGAAGACGAAAGACGATCTGTGTAACGTCTACACGCTGACGGATTGTCACCTTGGCGCGCTCGCATGGCACAAGGAGGGCGGGGCCGATTGGGACGTGAAAATCGCTGAGCGTGTGCTGGTTGCCGCGTTCGAGCAGATGGTGAACTCGGCGCCGGCCGCGAATACGGGATTGATCGCGCAGCTAGGCGACTTCCTGCATAGCGACGGCATGCTTCCGGTCACGCCGACGAACGGACACATTCTTGACCAGGACGGCCGATTCTCGAAGATCGTTGCCGCGGCGCTTCGTGTGTTGCGCCGCATCGTCGACTTCGCGTTGCAGAAGCATGAGCGCGTTGTCGTACTGATGGCGGAAGGCAATCACGATCTCGCGTCAAGCATATGGCTCAGGGCGCTTTTCAAGGCGCTGTATGAGAACGAACCGCGCGTGACGGTCATCGAGTCGGAATTACCGTACTACGTCCACCAGCACGGCGAAACGCTGATCGCGTTCCATCACGGCCATATGAAGCGCAATGATGCGTTGCCGATCTTCTTTGCCGCTCAGTTTCCGAAGGTATGGGGCGCGACGACGAAGCGATACGCGCACACGGGCCATCGGCACCACGTCGAGGAAAAAGAGCATAGCGGCATGACGGTCATTCAGCATCCGACGATTGCAGCTCGTGACGCATACGCATCGCGCGGCGGCTGGCTATCGGAGCGCGCCGCTGTGGCTATCACGTATCACGCAAAGTACGGCCAGGTGGCGAGAACGATTGTCACGCCGGATATGTTCGAGGAGGCTGTATGCGCAAGCTCTGCCCGCACGAAGACATAGACACACTCGCCGACGCGCTCGCTGTTGCGTTCGGCCATCTGGTGAACGCCGGCAATCTGGAACTCGACGACGAGACGCTAGAGATGCTGATTGGACGCGCCGAGCAGTACGACGAGGACGACTACGCGGGGCTGTTCGAAGCCGCGCTGTCGATCATGGCGCGGGCTGGCATCACGCACTAATTCATCACCCCAGGCGCAGGTGGGAAAACAGCGTCAGCCGCGCAGGTAGTGGAAGCGTCCTGTCTCCGCCCGCAAGGGAACTCTAGGGCGCGCCGGGTGCGGCATCTTCTCAACCTACTGGAGCAGACATGGGAACCTTTTTGACGATCTTTGCCGTTGGGCCATTCGTGCTCATTGGCGCGGCAATCAGCGCATTTCTGTGGTTCTGGATCGCGGCTCTGGCGTTCGGCTTTATCCGAAGCGTATTCAGGTAACCCTTTCGCGCGCTCCTGGTCAGCGGATAGGCTCCGCGGCAACACATACGGGCCGGTGAGCGCGCATCTAACAACTAACGAGTGCTGATATGGCTGCTAACAGCGAGAAAACAGCGACAAAAGCTCGCGGCAGACCGTTCCAGAAGGGGCAAACAGGAAACCCGACCGGTCGCCCTAAGCGCACCGCAGAGGAACTGGATCTGATCGCCGCATGCAAGGCCAAGACGCCTGATGCGCTGGCCGTAATCGACTCGATCATGCACGGTGGCGAGAACGAACGTAACCGTCTGTCTGCCGCAATGGCGATCATCGAGCGGGGATACGGCAAGCCGACGCAAGGTGTTGAGCTAACCGGCGCAGATGGCGGCCCGGTTGCATTCACCAGTATCGAGCGAAAAATTGTCCGTCCTACAGATACCGACGCCTGAAGTCTTCCTTCCGCTGCTGGCTGACACTGCGCCAGATGGTCGACCCGCACGCTATAAGGCTGCGCATGGTGGCCGCGGCTCTGGCAAGTCTCACTTCTTCGGTGATTTGTGGCTAGACGAGAACGTAAGCGGCAAGTATGACTTCGTGTGTCTGCGCGAAACACTCAAGTCGCTTGAGTTCTCCGTTAAGAAGTTGCTCGAAGGAAAGATTGCGCAGTTCAATGCGGGCGCATATTTCGACGTGCAGGATCGGCGCATCCTCTCGAAGCTAGGCGGCGTGACGATCTTCGAGGGCATGCAGAACCACACAGCCGAATCGATCAAGTCGCTTGAAGGCTTTGACCGCGCATGGTTCGAGGAAGCGCAGAACGGCAGCGATAAGAGCCTGACCATGCTTCGCCCGACCATCCGTAAGCCAGGATCGCAATTGTGGTTTGGCTGGAACCCAAGCAAGGCGACCGACCCCGTAGATATGCTGCTTCGCGGCCCGGAGTTGCCGCCTGGCGCGATCGTCGTTGAAGCGAACTACCTAGACAACCCGTGGCTGCCGCAAGAGCTGCGCGACGAAATGGAGTTCGACAAGCGGCGTGATCCTGACAAGTACGCGCACGTATGGTTAGGTCAATACCAGCAGAACAGCGAAGCGCGCGTGTTCAAGAACTGGCGCGTCGAAGAGTTCGAGCGACCGGAAGGAACCATATTCCGCCTTGGTGCGGATTGGGGCTTCTCTGTCGACCCTACGGTGCTGATCCGCTGTGACATTCAAGGGCATCTGCTCTACGTCGATTACGAGGCGTATCAAGTCGGCTGCGAGATCGTGAACTTGCCGGAACTGTTCATGAGCGTTCCCGACGCTGAGAAGTGGCCGATCACGGCTGACTCTGCGCGGCCGGAAACGATCAGCCACATGCAGAAGAACGGTTTCCCGAAGATTCGACCGGCCATCAAGGGCGCGAAGTCGCTGGAAGAGGGCGTTGAATTCCTGAAGTCGTTCGACATCATTGTTCATCCGCGCTGCAAGCATCTGATCGATGAACTCTCGCTCTACAAGTACAAGGAAGACCCGTTGACGGGCGCCATCCTGCCGATTCTCGAAGACAAGGACAACCACGTCATCGACGCGCTGCGGTACGCCTGTGAGGGCGCACGACGCGCTGGCAAGGCTCCGAAACCCTCTAAACCTGTAGTCCGCCGCACCGTTGTTGGTAACGGCGGCTGGATGGGCTAGGAGTTCTCTATTGCCAATAGGGCGTCATGAGCGGCGCCGCGTGTTCGGGCAAGGAAGTCTTCCAGTGTTCCGTATGCGACTGGTTCCCGGTGCGTCGCAAAGTATTGCTTACCGTTAATGACGGTATGCCACGAGCCGACCCATTCGTCGCGCTCGATATGGTAGTCCCCAATCTCGCGCATGTCGTCTATGTATTGGGCGTGAAAGCTGCCGCCATCAGGCAGCGGAAGTGTTTTTGCGTCCATTAGATGCCTCTTAGTTAGATCGTCAGATTGCCACTGGCAGGAACGACAGTCAACAGGATTAATATGGCTAGGAAGCCGAAAGAAGACCCCAAAGCGAAGATTGTCGCCGAGGCGAAAGAGCGTTTCGCGCGATGCGAGGAAGCGGAAAGCGATTTCCGCAAGCGCTTCGTCGAAGACCTGAAGTTTGCCAATGGCGACGCCGACAACGGCTGGCAATGGCCCGATCAGATCCGCAATGCACGCGAAGGCGATCAGCGGCCGTGTCTGACGATCAACAAGACGCGTCAGCACAATCTACAGATCATCAACGATGCGAAGCAGAACAAGCCGTCTGTCAAGACGCTCCCAGTTGACGGCGATGCGGATATCGAGATTGCTAAGATCCTTGATGGAATCATCCGGCATATCGAGTACAACTCGCACGCCGAGATCGTCTATGACACTGCTACCGAATTCGCTGTCCAAGGAGGTATTGGTTATTGGCGCGTCGTCACAGAGTACGCTCACGACGGCAGCTTTGATCAGGAAATTTTCCTCCGTCGAGTAAAGAACCCGCTAACGGTCTATCTTGATCCGGATATCGAATCCGCAGACGGCTCAGACGCGAAGTATGGCTTCGTGTTCGAGCAGATGACGAAAGCCGAGTTCGAGGCGACCTATCCGGGCGAGAAGGCTGCCGACGTGCAATTCGGCGATGACTCATCGAAGGGCGATTGGATCGGCAAGGACAAGATCCGCGTCTGCGAGTATTTCCGCAAGACGAGCAAGAGCGACACGCTTGTTGCTCATCCTGAGCTTGGCGCGGTCATGCTGTCCGATCTGCCGCCTGATGAGCAGAAGAGGGTTGAGGGTGACGCGTCAATCCAGCGTCGCACGGTCAGCACGCCGCAGATCACCTGGTATCTGCTCGCCGGCGACACGATCATCGACGAAAAGCCGTGGCCCGGTCGGTATATCCCGATTGTGCGCGTCATCGGCGAAGAGATCGTCATCGACGGAAAGGTCGAGCGCAAGGGCCACACGCGCAGCATGAAAGATGCGCAGCGCATGTACAACTACATGAGCAGCGCAAACGTCGAGTACATCGCGCTACAGACCAAGACGCCGTACATCGGGCCGAAAGAGGCGTTCGAAGGATATGAGGGCGAGTGGGCGCAGGCGAACAAAGACAACCTGCCGTATCTGCCCTACAACGCCCTGCGCGAGGATGGATCAGAGATCCCCCGCCCGGAACGTTCGCAGCCGCCTGTTGGCGCTTCTGCGTACCTGCAAGGCATGCAGACGGCACAGCAAGAGCTAATGATGTCGTCCGGCCAGTATCAGGAGCAGTTCGGGCAGCAATCGAACGCTCAAGCTGGCGTGGCGATTCAGGCTCGGCAGCGTCAGGGCGATCGCGCGACGTATCACTTCATCGATAACGTTGCTCGCTCGATCCGCTATACCGGCCGCGTGCTGATCGACCTGATCCCGAAGATTTACGACACGGCACGAGTCGTGCGGATCTTGGGCGAGGACGGTACAGAGACGTTTGCTCAGTTCGATCCGAATCAGCCGCATCCGGTGTCGACGCCTGATGGACGGCCCGCACCGCCGCAGGACCAGCGCGACCATCTGAAGGACGTGCAACTGATCTACAACCCTGGCATCGGCCGCTATGACGTGACCGTCGAGGTTGGCCCGAACTACGAGACGCGCAGGCAGGAAGCATTCAACGCGCTCACGCAGATCATGAGCCAGGATCAAGAGCTGATGAAGGTTGCCGGCGACCTGCTGTTCAAGGCTGCTGACTTCCCGATGGCTGACGAGGTTGCCGAGCGTCTGCACCGCACGATCCCGCCTGCGATCTTGGGCGAAGGCCCGACGCCTGAAATGCAGGACGCCACGCAGAAGATGCAGCACATGGGCCAGATGATCGAGCACTTGACGCAGCAGCTTCAACAGGCGCAGCAGGGCAAGGAGCAGCAGGATACGAACATCAAGGCCTATGACGCCGAGACGAAGCGCCTGCAAGCACTCGGTCAGCCGCTTGATCCTGAACTCGTCGCGCACGTCGCTACGCAAGTCGTCATGCAGATGATGCAGACCGGCGCGCCAGAGGGCAGTCCACCGCAAACGCAAGACCCCACACAACAGCAACCGCCTTCGGGCGGTTTTTTGTTGCCCGCTCAACAGCAATAAACCGTACCGGTGCGGCATCACCGGGCTAAATCCTCTTGGACTCGTCCATGCAAATCGAAGAAAACGCATTGCCGCAAGAAAACGTCACGCCTACGGAGTTGGAACAGGCGCAACAGCCCGCTGAAGTCGTCTCTGAACCGGGCGCAGAGCAAACCGCTGAGGTAGTCGAGCAGTCGCAAGAGCAGCAAAAGCCCAAAAACGATTGGGTTCAACGACGCATCGACCAACTGACGCGCGAGAAACACGAAGAGAAACGCCAGCGAGAAGCACTCGAAGCGCGATTGCGCGAGCTTCAGCCGCAGCAGGAGACGACTGGGCAGCCGATGACGGCCGAACAGATCCGATCCGAAGCCAAGCGGCTGATCGAGCAAGAGCGATTCGACGAGGCTTGCAACAAGGTATTCGACGCGGGCAAAGGTGACTTTGGGGCGGAGTGGGATTCGTCCCTGCGCACGTTCCAAATGCTCGGCGGCGCATCGCCCGACTTCCTGCAAGCCATCACGTCGATGGATCACGGTCATAAGGTGCTTCACGCACTCGGCCAAGACCCTGAGACGGCTGAACGCGTGCTTTCCCTTCCCCCGTTGCGAATGGCTCTCGAACTGGCTCGCCTAGAAGCGAAGGTCAGCGCGAGCGCACCTACCCCGAAACCTGTTTCCAAAGCGCCCGCACCGATTACCCCGGTCGGCGGGAAGTCTGCGCCTGTCGAGCCGGCTGAGTTCGCCTCGACCGCGGAATACATCGCTTGGAAGAAACGAAACAAAGGCTGATTACTTAGATGGCAAATACGCTTCTTACCCCGACCAAGATCCTCGACGAATCGCTTCAGATTCTTACCAACAACCTCGCTTTCACGTCGCGCGCTAACCGCGAATACAGCAGCGAGTTCGCCGTTTCGGGCGCGAAGGTTGGTTCGACCGTGAACGCGCGCAAGCCCGTTCGCTTCGTTGGTACGTCGGGGCCGAACCTTGGCCTCGAAAACGTGAACGAAACGTCGGTTCCGATCACGATGCAGAACCAGTTTCACGTCGACTTTCAGTTCAGCTCGACCGAGCTCACGTTGACCGTCGACGACTTCGCGGAGCGTTACCTCGTTCCGGCAATGGAAACGATCGCCAATAAGCTGGACTTCGACGGCCTCGGGCTTGCTTCGAGCGTCGCGAACAGCGTTGGCACCGCAGGCACCACGCCGAACGATATTCAGATCCTGATCGACGCTGGCACGAAACTGGACAACGAAGCAGTTCAGCGCGGCAAGCAGCGTGCGGCCGTGTGGAATCCGACCGTGAACGGCAAGATGGTCAAGTCGACGTCGGGCCTGCTGAACCCGTCGAAGCAAGTCGGCGAGCAATACGATTCGGGCATCTTCGTTCCGGCGCTCGGTTTCGATATCGGCATGGATCAGAACGTGAACACGTTCACGACCGGTACGCGTTCGAACGGCACTGTTTCGGGCGCGGGTCAAACCGGCTCGACGCTCACCGTTACCGGCCTCGGTGCTGCTGCAACCGTCGCGAAGGGCGACACGTTCACGATCGCTGGCGTCTATGCAGTGAACCCGCAGAACCGTCAATCGTATGGCGTGCTGCGTCAATTCACCGTTACCGCGGCTGCAACGGCTGACGGCTCGGGCAACGCAACGCTGTCGATCTTCCCGGCGATCAACACCGCGGCAAGCAACCAGCAGTATCAGACGGTTTCGGCTGGTCCTGCAAACGCTGCTGTTGTGACGTGGGACGTTGCGGCATCGACTTCGTATGGCGCAAACCTCGCGTACCACAAGAACGCCTTCACGCTGGCTACGGCCGACTTGGAAGACGTGTCGCAATACGGTGCTTGGGGCGCTCGTCGTAACTACAAGGGCATTTCGCTGCGTATCGCGCGCCAGTATGCGATCGGCACTGACGTTGTGCCGTGCCGTATCGATGTTTTGTACGGCTGGAGCGCGATCTACCCGGAAATGGCCTGCCGAATCCTTTCCTAATGGCGCTTATCCAGCAATCGGCCCCCGCTTCGGCGGGGGTTTTTCATTCTGACGAGCCGATGGCATACGAAAAATTCCCCGCATGGGCGACTGGTCCCGCTGGTGCGCAACGCATCGTCAACAGCCAGGACGAACTAGACGCGCTTCCCGGCTTCACGGTGCCTGAATACGTGCCGCCTGTGCCGCGCGAGCAGAAGCCGGAATTCGCCGCATATCCGAAATGGATTGGCGATCAGCTTGTGCAGAACGCGGAAGAAGAATCCGCACTGCTCGGCTCTGACGACGTGGACACGCGCGAAGCCCTGTTGAAGATCGCGGCAGAGAAGGGCGTGAAGATCGACAAACGATGGTCCGATGACAAGATCCGGGCCGCACTAGAGGCTGCTTAATGACGACCGCCGTTGACCTCATCACGCTCGCGCTGAAGGACATAGGCGCACTCGGTATCGGGCAGGCGGCAAGCGCTGAAGACACGGCTGACGCGCTTGCCACGCTAAATATGATGCTCGGTCAGTGGCAGGGCGAACGCCTCTCTGTTTATCACCTTGTCGACACGGCGATTCCGTCGACTGGGAAACAGACGTACATGATCGGCACTGGCGGTGATTTCAACGTTCAGCGGCCGATCAAGATCAGCGCAGCATATGCGCGGCTCAATGCGGGCAGCTCGACGCCGATCGATTATCCGGTTCGGATTATCGAGTCGATGGAGGACTATTCGCGCCTGGCGTTGAAGGGGCTGCAATCGTTCCCTGCGTGGGCCTATTACGACCCGGCTTTCCCGCTTGGAAACCTGACGTATTACCCGATCCCGGACAGCACGTTTCAGCTTCATATCGTCACGATGGAAGCGCTGCCGCAGTTCACGGCACCCGGGCAAGTCATCAACCTGCCGCCTGAGTACATGGCGGCGATTCGCTACAACCTTGGCCTGTATCTCGCGCCGTCGTATCAGATCGAGCCGCAGCGTTCGCTAATTGGCCTCGCGATGAACGCAAAGCGCGTCGTCAAGCGGATGAACAGCCAGATCCCGTCCATGACGATGCCTCGCGGCCTCGGCTCGAAGCAGCGTTACAACATCTACAGCGGCTCTAATTACTGATGCGGATTCCTCTGACTGGCGGTGCGTACACCGCGAAAAGCGTCATCGCTAACGCACAGCGGTCGGTCAATTTGTACGCTGAGCAGAACCCGCAAGACTCGGCCGCGCAGTTCACGTATTACCCGACACCGGGCCTCACGCTCGTTTCGACGCCGCCCATTGCCGCGGAAAGTCGTTGCATCTACACGGCATCGAATGGCAAGCGTTACGAAGTGGTCGGCATGAATGTCTACTACGTGGATTCGTCGAACGTCTATACGCAGATCGGCGCGCTTTCCACGCTTTCGGGCGTTGTGTCGATGGTCGACAACGGGACGAACGCGTTCATTGTCGACGGTTCCAAGAACGGATTCACGCTCGATATCACAACCAATGTGATGATCCCATGCGCTGACCCCGCTTTCTACGGGGCTGATCGCGTGGATTATGTCGACGGCTATTTCGTGTTCAATCAGCCTGGCACGCAGCACTTCTACATCTCGAAATACAACGACATTACGTTCGATTCGCTCGATATCGCGTCGAAGTCGACGTATGCAGACAATCTAGTAACGCTTGCGGTGATGCACCGTGAAATCTGGTTGTTCGGCGAGCAGACAACCGAAGTTTGGTACAACACCGGCGCATCAGATTTCACGTTCGGCCGCATGCCGGGTGTGTACATCGAGCATGGATGCGCTGCGAAGCACTCGGTCGCAAAGATCGATCTCGCGCTGTTCTGGGTCGGGAAAGACTTGCAAGGGCAGGGCGTTGTTTTCGCCGGCCGCAACTACGCGGCTGAGCGGATCTCGACACACGCGATGGAGCAGGAGTTTCTAACGTACAGCCGGATAGACGACGCGATCGGCTTTTCGTACCTGCAAGGCGGCCACGCGTTCTACGTGCTGACGTTCCCGACCGCCAATAAGACGTGGTGCTTCGACACGGCAACGGGCCAATGGGCTGAGCGTGGATATCTGGAGGCAGACGGCACATTCAGCCGGCACCGCGCGAACTGCTATTCGTTCAATGGCGGCCAAAACCTCGTTGGCGATTGGGAAACCGGCAAGGTGTACGCGCTCGACCAGAACGCATATACCGACAACGGTAACCCGCTGCTCTGCGTTCGAGGCTTCCCGCACATCAGCGGAGCCGATGGAAACCGCGTCCTGTTCCGGCAATTCATCGCGGATATGGAAGTCGGTAACGGCCTGCCCGGCGACTCCGCAGAGCCTGAGATTCGGCTGCGCTGGTCAGATGACCGCGGGCGCAGTTGGGGAAACGCGGTAACAAACTCGCTTGGCAGGGCTGGCGAATACCTCACGTCGATTCAATGGCAGCGCCTCGGCTATGCGCGCGATCGCGTGTTCGAGCTGTCATGGTCCGCTCCGGTCAAGACTGCGCTTAACGGCGCATGGGTCGATGTGTCGAGGGCCAGGACATGAGCACGCCGACAAACTTTCCAGACGTCGGCGTGCCGCTGGTCGACCCGAAGACGGGCCGGCTTTCGATGGTCTGGTTCCAGCTTCTGATCGCGCTTTTCAATCGAACTGGCGGCACATCGGGAGATAGCGGATCGACTCAGGAACTGTCGGAAGTGGCTCAACAGATCGCCTCGCTGGTGCCGGTCGATTACGGGGCCGCGCTGCGTATTGCTGACGTCGAGGCGACGCTTTCTGTGCTTGCTGGCGCGGTGACGCAGAGCGAGCCTGATTCGTTCGTCCCGACGCACGGCATACAGGACGCGCCGGATCTTCATGCAGTCGCTACGCAAACGGCGAACGGCTTCATGTCGGGTGCGGACAAGGCGAAGCTCGACGCGATGACGGCGACGGTTGAAGATCGATTCGTCTCGGGAACTGGTTTCACGCCTGGGACAACGACGAGCCTGACGCTATCGAAGGCATACGCGAACGCCGCGGCCGTCACGGTGCATTTCGACGGCGTATTCCAGGGCAGCGACCAATACACGATCGCCGGAACGACGATCACGTTCACATCTGCGATCCCTGTCGGCACGCAGACAGTCTATGCACGAGGGTAAGGCATGACAACAACATATAAAGAAATGGTGAAGGGCGCGACGCTGACCGGTGCCGCGTCTAGCCTGTACACCGCAGCAACCGCTACGTCGGCATCTATTCAGGCGGCAAGCGCGAACAACCCGACTGGCGGCGTCGTGACGCTCAACGTCTACAAGGTTCCGGCTGGCCGCTCCGCTGACGGGACGACGCGCATCGCGTCAAAGAACATAGGCGCCGGCGCGACCGCGCAGTTCCCTGAGCTGGTCAATCACAAACTCGAACCCGGCACGCAGCTTTACGCGGACGGTAACGGCTGCTCGATCAGCATAAGCGGGATCGAATACGTAAAGGATAGCGCTTGAGAAACTTCCTGAAGATCGCTGAAGGCGTCGACGTGATGCCGCTTCTTTCTGCGCTGGCGCGAAGCCCTGAATTGTGGAATCAAAACTTGTTGCGCACGACGCATCAGAGTTCGCCGCATACGCAAGTCGATGACATTTGGCTTCGGTTCAATGACCTGAAAACATACGAGGAAACCGCAGATCCGGCGCATGTGATGGATCAGCATGAATCCATCAATTACCCGGCGTTCTATGCGCTTCCGCAGGCTCGCGCACTGATCTTCGCGCTGATGGCCCGCGTTGAAGGAGAACGCCTGGGGCGCTGCATCATCACGAAGCTGAAGCCGGGCGCCGTTATCGATCCGCATGTTGATAGCGGAGATCACGCGGCTTACTTCGAGCGGTATCACATCGTCCTCCAATCGCTTCCCGGCTCCGTGTTCCACGCGGGCGGCGAAACGGTTCAGATGCGCGTCGGCGAAGTATGGTGGTTCGATAACTCGTCGATGCATTCAGTCATCAACAACAGCGCAGACGATCGCATTCACTTGATCGTCGATATCAAGGCTTGCAAATGATAACGATCGCCGCCGAGAGTTTCGAAGAAACGCTGCCAGAACTAAAGGCGCTGCTTCCTGTCCACTACGAAGAATTGTCTCTGCACAGGGATGCGGGATTCCCGCTCGATCCGCAGTTCTCAACGTACATCGAGCGCGAAAGGCTCGGCGGCTTGCTGTTCGTGACGATGCGTGAGCGCGGCGAATTGGTCGGCTATTTCATCGGATTTATCGCACCAGGCCTTCACTACAAAACGTGCCTTACCTGTCATCTGGATATCTTCTATCTGCGCAAGGACAAGCGCGGCGGATGGGACGGCGCAAAGCTGTTCCGGTTCACGGAAAAGGAACTGAAGCGGCGCGGTGTCAACTATTGGGTTGTCAGCAGCAAGGTAAAGCAGGACGCGAGCGCGCTGTTCGAATTCCTGAAATTTGAGCCGGTCGAAAAACTGTATGGCAAATGGCTTTGAGGGCTAACTAATGGCAATCGTTATTGGCGGCTCTATCGCCGCTGCCGGCGCGATCGGTGGTGCTGCGATCTCGTCGAGCGCATCTAAGAGCGCGGCAAACACGCAGGCTGACGCAGCTAACAATGCCGCTCAGATTCAACAACAACAGTGGGAGCAGACGCAGGCAAACCTCAAGCCCTATATGGACTTGGGTTCTAGCTACATCAACCCGCTAAAGGATGCGCTGTCGAACCCCACGCTGACGCAGCAGTTCAGCGCACCAACAGCGGCAGAAGCGCAGGCGACCCCAGGGTATCAGTTCACGCTCAATCAAGGGCTGAAGGCGACGCAAAACAGCGCAGCGGCGCGCGGGCTTGGTACTTCAGGGGCGGCGCTTAAAGGCGCATCGAGCTACGCAACGGGGTTGGCTGACTCGACGTACAACGATGTCTACAACCGCGCGTTGCAAACGTTCCAGACGAACTACAACACGGCGTCTAACAACGTGAACCGCCTGCAGAGCGTTGTCAGCAACGGGCAGAACGCGGCAGCGACGAACGGATCGCTAGGCGCTGCGTCGGCCGGCAACATCGGCAATACGCTGACGAGCGGTGCTAATGCGAGCGCGGCCGGGACGATCGGCTCGTCGAATGCGCTAAGTGGGGCGCTGAACAGCGTCGGCAGTTCGGCCCTTACATATGGGTTGTTGAACAACAATGCATCGTCGGCCGTTGCGGCGAACCCAACTTACGGCACGACCGCGGCAGGCAACCCGAACTACTTCACGGTATAACGATGCCACTTGACACTAGTATCGCTCTCAACACGAACGCGCCGCAGCCTATCAACCCGCTTCAACAGGCGTTGCAGGTCGCGCAGTTTCGCGCCTACAACGCGAACGGCCAAGCCGCGCAGCAGGGGCTAGACGCAAATCGCGCTATCTCTGCCGCCTATCAGCAGGCAACCGATCCGACGACAGGTCAGGTCGACAATAACAAGCTGATGGCGATCATCAGCCAGAACCCTGCGGCCGGCTTCAAGCTCGGCGAAGTGGTTCAGGGCATCAACACGCAGAAGCAGCAGCAGCAAACGCTCGCGCGTGGTGATGTCGCACTCGGAAACGAGCAACTAGACAGCGCCGCGAAGCACATTGGGTGGGCGTATCAGACGGCCGGGGCAATCGCGAACAACCCGAACGCAACCGCGTCTGATGTAACAGCCGCAATCGGACGCGCAATTGATAGCGGGCAGATTACGCCAAAGATCGCGGCGCAAGCACTCGCCGATATGCCTGGGACAGACGCGCCGAAGGGTGCATTGCAACAGTGGGCGGCGAATCACGTTGCGCAAGCATCGGGCGCTGCACAGCAGCTTGGCATCATGCTTCCGAAGACTGGCGCCGTCAGCACCGGCGGTGGAACGACGCTCTACAACCAGAGTCCAGTTTCCGGCCAGGTCACTCCGACGACCGTTTTCCAAAACACGGTCGGTCCAGAAACGGCGGCGCAGATGGTCGATGTAATCAACCCGGATGGCTCGCACTCGAAGGTTCCTACGGCTTCGGTCATGAAGCAAACCGGCGTTGGCGGGCTTCTTCCCCCGCAAGCGCAGCCTCAAGGCGGATCTGGCGACGGCGGAAACGGGCGCTATCCTGGCGGATCGTTCCAGACGGCTCCGGCCGCTGGCACTGTAGAGGCGCAACAGAAGGTGAACGCGGCAGGCGGCGACATGCTGTCAGCCGATCAGCAGTCGAATGCGCAGTCAGGAACGCGCGTGAACATGCTGCAAAACGCGGGCGATGCACTTTCGAAGGCGCAGACAGGTACGGGCGCCGACAAGCTGAACGCAGTTCGAGGCTTGGTTGCAACGCTTGGCGGCCCTGCTGACAAGGTTGCGTCCTACGACGAGGCGAATAAGTACCTCACGCAGTACGCGCAGCAGAAGGCGGCTTCGTTCGGGCATGGAACAGACTCGCAGCTCGCTGCGGCTATCGCTGGCAACGGAAATACGCACATCTCCAACCTTGCCGCGCAAGACGTGGTGAAGGTGAACCTTGGTCTTGAGCGCATGGAGCAGGCGCGCATGAAGGCGTGGGAAAGCGCCGGCCTGCAACCGTCTCAATACGGTCAGTGGAAGTCGCAATTTGGCTCGACGATGGACCCACGCGTGTTCGTTGCCGACCAGATGGAGCCGACCAAGGTGCAGGCGATGGTCAAGAGCATGAATCCGAAGCAGCAAGCAACCTTCCGCACGCAATATAACTGGGCGGTCCAAAACGGCTATATCAACGGTCCCCAATAATGGCGAACTATGACGATGCTTTCGAGGCTGCGGGCAAGCAATACAACGTAGACCCGAAGCTTCTGAAGGCCATGATGACTCAGGAAAGCTCGGGCAATCCGAACGCTGTATCTCCGAAAGGAGCGACCGGCCTGATGCAGTTGATGCCGGCAACCGCTAAGGAGATGGGCGTTTCGAATCCGAGCGATCCAGTTCAGAACATCATGGGCGGCGCTCGCTACATGGCCCAGATGCTCGACAAATACGGCGACGTGAATACGGCTCTAGCGGCCTATAACGCGGGGCCGGGCGCCGTAGACAAGGCGGGAGGAATCCCGAACTTCCCGGAAACGCAGGGCTACGTCAAGCGCATTTCCGCCAACTATCAAGGAAAGCCAATGGCGCAATCCGCGCTTCCCGGTCTGCCGCCTACGGCTGGCGTCGCATCGGCGGCCGACGACCCGTTCAGCAAGCTCATTGGCGGGTCGACAACTTCGGCCGCGCCGGCTGCTGCTGGCGGCGATCCGTTTAGCAAACTCATGGCGACGAAGGCCGCCGCTCAGCCTGCGCAGGCGTCGCAGTCGCCGAAGTCGGGTACGCCGGAATGGTCGATCAAGAACATGGCCGGCGCTGCTGTCGAGCCGCTTCTGACTGCCGCGACGGGCGCTATTGCGGCGCCTATCGGAACGATTGCTCGCCTCGGAGCGGCGGCGCTGCCGGGTGTTTCTTTCGATCAGGCGAAGCAGATCGGCGAGAGCACACAAAATGCGCTCACGTATCGCCCGCAGACGGAGGGTGGACAGCAAGCGAACGCAGACTTTGCGCGCGTCGCCAATAACGCACTCAGCCCGATTGTGAACTCGGCGCCGGTGCAGGCTGTCGCGGGAGGCTATAAGCAGAACTTCGTACAGGGTCAATCGCCGTTTATGGCGACGCTCAACGATGTGATCCCTAGCGCGACGGCGCAGATTGTCGCACCCGAACTGGCGGGGCGCGCTAATTCTCTCGTCAAGGCGCTTGGCAAGTCTGATGTTCCGGTGCCCACGCCGGGTAGCATCGAACTCGCTAACCGTGGAGTCGGCCAAGTTCCGCAGGGCCTGCCGCAGGCCAACGTCTCACGCCTTCCGGTGTCGCCCGCTGCGAACGACCTGTCGGCTCTTCTCGAGGTTGAGCAAGGCGGGGCCGTGCCGAAACCTGCTGCAACGATCGCGCGCGCGCCGGCTGCGAACGATGCTATCGGCCTTAACCGCGCCGCGGTCAATGATGCGCAGGCGGGGCGCCCGGATCTGCCGCAAGCCCCGGCAACGCAAGCCGTTGGCAAGGGCGCGGCGGCGAATGACTCGACGAGCAAGGTTGCGCCAGCGCCGACGCCTCCCGCTCCTGTCGAGATTCCGAAGTTCGACGATTCAGCGCCGGCCACGGTTAAGGCGAAGCTTGCGCCTGATCAGCAGCAGAAGAATCTAGACCTGATGCGAGAGGTTGGCCTGGAAGACCATCGCCCAAGCGCAATCTCTGGCGATAAGTTCACGGCCGGCAATGAGTACCAACTCGCCAAGACGGACACGCCGCAAGGCGAGGTGTTGCGTGCTCAGTTCGACAAGGAGCGGGTTGCGCTCCAGAATTACTCACAGCAAATTTCGCACGATACCGGCGCGCGTGGCGCCTCGCCGGAGGAAGTTGGTCAAATCATTCGCGACCCGTTGCGCGGCCTCAACGACTATTACGACAACGCGGTTCGCGGTGTTTACAAGGCGGCGGACGAGCGAGCTGGCGGCGTTGCTGGCATCGATGCGGATTCGTTTGGCTCTCTGATGGATACCAAGTCGAATTTCGCCGGCAAGGCGGAAAACGGCGCTCTTGGGCGTGGCATCAATGCATACCTGAAAGAGCAGGGCATTCGCAACGCTGATGGCACTTTTAACCCGATGACGGCTAAGCAGGCTGAAGGTGTGCGCCAATACATCAACGGCCAGTGGTCGCCTCAGAATTCGGGGTTGATCGGCAAAATCAAGGAGGCGCTAGATTCCGATGTGGCAAAGTCGGCAGGCGACGATGTGTACGCGCAGGCGCGAGCGCTTCATGCCGAACGAAAAAACGTTCTCGACAATCCGAAGGGAATTTCCTCGCTGCTCAACGAGGAAGGTCCGGGCGGCATCAATCAAGCCGTGCCCGACGAAAAGATCGGCCAAAAGCTCACCTCGATGCCCGTTGGTCAACTTCGACACATCGTCGACACTCTGAAAAACGCGCCAGCCGAACTTCAGCCGATGGCGCAGCAGGCGCTTTCTGAAATGAAGGGCGTGTTTGCGGATGGGGTGAATAAGGCGGGGCAGGGCGCAGAGTGGAATGCGGCAAAAGTGACGAAGCAACTGAACGATCAGCGATCGCGCATGGGGCTTCTTTTCGATGACGCCGAAATGAGCCGGTTCCGTACGTTGAACGATGCAGGGCATGTTCTGCAGAAGCCAACGGCTTACCCCGGCGCCGCGGCGCAAGGTCATAACTTATTGCAAAAGGCGGTCATATGGGCGCCGACCGCAGCAACGACCGGCGCGGCCTCTGCGATGTTTGGCCCGCTTGGCGCTGCTGTCGCTGGCCCGGCGGGCGCAGCGCTCACGCGCAAGGCTACTGAGTTCGTCAACCGGCGCTCCGCGAATAAGTTAGCGGAATCGTTTCGCAATCCACGCGTCGACTGGGAGAAGTAGCGGAAATACGAAGCGGATCAGCCAATGAGCTGTCCGCTTCGGCTTCCATGAGGGCGCACTTTTCAATTTATCGCCGTCGATTGCAAACGCCGTCCCGCGGCGTGGGCGCGTAACAACGTGAATAACGTTGCCGTCAGCGTCTAGTACTTCAATCATCTTTTCCCCCGACCCCGCCTAGTGCGGGGTTTTTTTATTGAGGCAATACATGCAGCTTCTGCCGAACGCAAAGCTTCAGTTCGTGGATCAAAACGGCGCGCCTCTGGCGGGCGGGTCCGTCTATTACTACGCGCCCGGAACGACCAACCCGCTGCCGACGTTTCAGGATAAAGCCGGCACGATCCAGAACACCAACCCCGTATTGCTTGACAGTCGGGGTCAAGCCATCGTATGGGGAAGCGGCACATATCGTCAAGTTGTTTGCGACGCATCGGGCGTAACGATTTGGGATCAGATCGTTACGGATGCATCGACGGGTCTGATTCAAGGCCAGTTGATCGATGAAGTGTTCAACGCGGGCGCGGATTTCACTGCGGGCACGACTACCGTCCTGACGCTGGCAAACGTCTACGGCGCAGAGGGTAACGTCTCTGTTGTGTTCGACGGCATCACGCAATCGCCGACGACCTACACGCTGAATTTCAAGACGCTCACGTTCAATGCGCCGATTCCGGTCGGCGTATTGCAAGTATGGGTCAAGGGTGGCGTTACGCTGCCGATCAATACGCCGGCTGCCGGAAGCGTCGTCGATACCACCGTAGCGCCCGGGTCGGCGCTGTACAACCGCATCAACCACCGTTGGGACGTGACAGATCCCAATTTCGGCGCGTGCGGCGATGGCGTGACGGACGATTCGGCCGCGATCAATAAGGCGTTTCAACTCGCTGCGAACGTCGGCGGTGAGGTCTATTTCCCGTCGTCCAAAACGTTCCTTATCAAGTCGCCGCTGACGTGTTCGGTTCAGGTTCCGCTTCAGCCCGTTATCGGCACGAACTATCAACTGTATTTCTCCGATATTCGGACTGTCAGCATCGTTTCGCCCGGAAGAAGCACGATTAGGGCGGGCGCCAGCATGACGACCATGCTGACCATTCAGTACGCGAACGGCAATATCGCGCCGTATTACACCAAGATCGACGGCCTCGTGTTCGATGGCAATGGCCTCGCTACGAACGGCGTTCTGCTGAACTACTCGACGCGCTCGCACGTTGTGCGCAACAGCTTCGTCGGCATGAGCGGCTACGGTCTGGCAAACGCCGGCTATGGTGTCGCTGAATTTCTGTACAACACGTTTGCGACGACAATCGGCATTCAGGTTCAACAGGGCGGCGATACCCTGATGGATCACAACGATTTCTATGCTCCGGCGAACTCGAACGGACATATCGGCATCGACATGCAGGGATGGTCTGGCAACACGCATATCCACAACTCAACGTGGACGGCCGATCCGACTTCGAGCAACGAAACACCGATCCTTCTGCACGCGAATATTTCTGCGCAGACGGGGCGAGAAGTTCGTGATGTGACGATCAAGAACAACGAGTTTTGCGGTTATGACTTGCCAATTAGCGGCGTGGCAGGTTCGAACAATATGTATAACTGCATCATCTCGGGCAATCACAAGACGGCATTGAGCGGGACCAAGATTAGTGCCGCGCTGATTTCGCTGACTGGTCCTGGTCAGTTCATCATCAGCGACAACATCGTTGGGAACGCTGCGTATCCGGTGCTGAGCGGGAATGTCATCAGCCTTGCCAACGCTTCGCGCATGACGATCAAGGGCAACAAGTTCGCGAACCTGCTGAATACGCCAATCGTCCTGACGAACGTTGTTCAATCCAAGGTTTACGACAACGAATTCTACGACGTCGGTCAGTCCTTGCCTGGCAACGCGATCATTTACCTCGGATCGACGTGTGCGACAAACGAGTTCTACCGGAATACGTATAACCAGTCGCAGCCTACATACGGCCAGGTTGGTATCGTTGAAAACACCGGCTGCAACTTCAACACGGCAACGAACGAAACGTTCATCGGCATCAATCAGCCCTATACGGTCGTTGGCGCGAACAGTAATTTCAAGTTGACTTCGTATGGTTCCGCCGCGCCGGTAAGCGGGACACATGGCGCGGGTGAAATCGTCTGGAATACGAACCTCAGCAATTCGGCTGGCGTCCCGGTTGGTTTCGTGTGTGTTGCGGGTGGCTCGCCGGGTACGTGGCGCAGCTTCGGCGTAACGGTTTAAATTATCGAGGTTAAATACAATGACGACGACCGTACCCGTTCAATTGGTCAGCCCCGCAAGTTCAACGGTAGGCCAGGTTCTGCGCTCTAGCGGAGCTAGCCTGCCTCCCGCATGGACTTCGCTTTCGGCATCAGATTCTACATTTACTCAGGCGGGAACCGGCGCGACGCCTGTTTCCGTGCAGTCTGAGCTGCGCACCCGCGTCAATGTAAAGCAGTTCGGCGCTGTAGGCGATGGTGTAACGGATGACACTGCCGCGATCAATGCCGCATTGGCCGCAGTCAACGTTGCTGGCGGTACGCTGTGGTTCCCGGCAGGCGTCTATATCTGCTCCGGCCAATGGAATATGGCGAACTTCAGCAACGTGCATTTGCGTGGCGCCGGGGGCATCTTCCAGGGTGGCAACGCAGTTGGCACGATGATCAAGTTCACGCAATCAGGCTCGACCTCGTGCATCAACAACACGGGCGGGATTGGCTGTTCGTTCCATGACATCGTTTTTGCCTACACGAGCGCCACATATAGCGGAACGTTGCTCGATGCCTCCTGCGCGACGCCGCAAAATATCACGCAGGGCAAGATCGATGGATGCCAGTTCCTTCAGCTCGGAACGACAAACACCGCTGGCAACCTGGTGGCGATCAATAACGTCAGCGGCTACGTCATCGAGAACTGCATCTTCGCGCGGGCAAACTGCGCGATCCGCGGCGGCTTGAATGGCTCGCTTGGCGCAAGCAACGCCGTCACGGTAAGCAACTGCGAGATCAGCTACTGCACGACCGCTATTGCCAATCCGAATAACTTTTGGACGATTCTTCGGACTTCATTTGAGCCGGGGCCGTCGCTCGGGCCGTCGCAGATTTGGAACGATACGTCGAATCCTATTGCGAACCTGACGATTATCGGGTGCTTCTTCGGTGATGTGCAGAACACCGGGACGCACCTGAACTTGACGGGCGTTACTAATCTTCTCATCCTCGGGTCGATTTTTGGCGGCGACAACGTCCACGTAACGACCGCGGTTGCGCTCGCTGGAGTGAACACAGGCATCGTCATTCAGGGTAATACGTTCGTCCAGTTGAATACGGGCATCGGCATTACTGGGACCGTGTCGGGTGGCAGCCTGTCAGGGAACACATTCACTTCGACGACTACGCCACTCTTCGGCAAGTCCAGCGCAAGCAATTTCAGCCTCTCGGGTAACGCGGGATTCATCACCGAGAAAACGGGGACTGCAACGATCACGGCCGGCACGTTCAGTATTGTCGTCAATCATGGATTGGCCGTCACGCCGGGCAATGGTCAGATAGAGTTGGTTCCGGCCGGCGACACGCTCGGCGCGCGCTGGTGGCTTGCTTCGTTTACGTCAACACAGTTCACGATAACGATCAACGCATCGCAGGCGTCCAACCTCGTTTTCTACTGGCACGCGAACGTGAACCAGTAAGAAGGTCAGCCGTAAGTAACCCTAAGCCGCCTTCGGGCGGCTTTTTCTTTTCCGATCCCATGAAAGACACCGCTTCAGCCGTCGCACAGACGGTCGCGCAAATCGCGCCTCCGTGGTACGCAACGGCGCTCGCGTGGAGTGACGCGAATTTCCCGCGCGTGCTGCTCACGCTGTCCGTGATTTACACGGCATTGCAGATTTACTCGTCGATCAAGCGCCTGCGAAAAGGGGATGCGAATGTCGATGAATAACGAGAACCTTCAAAAGCTGATCGCCGAGCTGCGCCGCGACGAGGGCGTTCGTTATTCGCCGTACAACGACACGAAGGGCATTCCAACGGTTGGCGTCGGGCACAACCTGAACGCGAAGCCTCTACCAGCAGGCTGGAAATATCCGCTCAACGACATGCAGATTAATTCGCTGCTCGATGACGATCTCGAAGACGTGTTCCACGATCTTGACCGCAACTTGCCCTGGTGGACGGATCTCAACGACGTGCGACAGCGCGCTTTGGCTAACATGGCGTTCAATCTCGGAATCACGAAACTACTCGGCTTCCGGAACACGCTCGTTGCCATGCGTCAGGGCAAATACGACGCAGCAGCGGACGGCATGTTGGCGTCCGCATGGGCCGCGCAAGTAAAGGGCAGAGCGCAACGCCTCGCCGACATGATGCGAAAGGGGGTGTGATGGACTGGAAATCGATACTCGGTGGCGTCGCGCCGACATTAGCGACCGCGCTATCTGTCGTCGGCGGTCCCGCGGGCATGGTAGCGGGCGCTGCGCTGCGTGCGGTGAGCGGCGCCGTGCTCGGTCACGATCAAGGCACGACGGATCAGGTCACGCAGGCGATTCAGGCTGGCCTGTCGCCTGACGCCATTGCAGCGCTCCAGAAGGCGGACAACGACTTCAAGGTGCAGATGGCGCAGATCCAGGCGGCGACCGATCAGGCGAGCATCAAGGCGGCTTCTGACGCGGTCGGCGACGTCAATGTGACGATGCAATCCGAAGCGAAGGCGGATCATTGGCCCACCTATACGTGGCGCCCGTTCATCGGCTTTGTGTTCGGCCTCTACGTTATGTCGATGTTCATCCTGCCGCTCTTTCACGTTCAGCCGGTTCCGTTGTCAGCGGATCTAACGCTGACGATCGGCGCGGTGCTCGGCGTGGCCTCGTTCTTCCGCGGCAAGGCGCAGGCAGATCCGCGAATAAACGCGGACAGCCGCGGTTAAGCCGCTTCAACCGTTGTGGGTTGCTTCTTCAGCAGGATTGAATTGGGGTGCGGCGGCATGCCGAGCAGTCTCCGCGCCTCTTCCTTTACATCGTCGGAGCAGAACAGCCCTAGATCATCGATATCGAGCAGTCGGAAAGCGAACCATTCGAAATCCGCTGGCGTTGCTTTTTTGGGTGCTTGCGACATGTTCGGTCACTTTTTGTTGTTTATGGTTAAAACATCTTATGTATTAAGAATACCCCATAAACCGAACATGGCGCAATTGTCGAGGTGTTGTTCTATCGTCACTTTACATAATAGAAGTTAGCGCTCGATTTCCTCAACTGCGTCTGTACCGTTTTTCTCGGTTTGTTCGTTGCGATAGTCGCAGTAATCCTGCGCCTCAAGGCGCGTCACAAAGATGGCTACCTTATGATTTCTTGCCTTCTCTTCGATCGTTGGCGCCCCCTCATGGTGGCGGTAGACGACATATCCGAGATCTGGCAAATAGACGGCGCGGTAAAGGGTGCAATCAGTCATTTTTGTTTTCAACAGGGTTGCGCACAGAATCTGTGGATAAGTGAACGAATCGCCGGTCGATTGCGTTCACGGGGATGAACGTATTTTGGGTCTTGCGTTCACCGGGATGAACGCAAAGTACCGTTTGCGTTCACGGGGGTGAACATAACAATATAAATATCTATATTAACAATATGCCTTGGGCGCCACTTGGGATCT